AACATCTAAATTAGTATCAGCAGGTTGGTCGTTGGCCAACTGTGCTTCAAATCTTGCTTGTTCAAATGGATCAGTGTTGGGATCAACTCCTGCAGGATCAAATACACTTTCTTCTCCAGCATTAATTGTTTGTCCTGGGTCAAATACACTTTCAGCGGCTGCCGCCGAAGGGTCTGTTAGGGCACTAACTTGTGCAGGTGCCCGACCGTCGCCTTCGTTGCCGCCGCCAGCCGCATACACATTGGCATTTTGTTCAATAACGTTTTGTTGGATTGCTGAATTTTCTGTAGCCACCTGGATGTATTGTTGTTGTGCATCATTGTTGGCCAATAACTCTGCTCGACGTGCATCCGAAGTGGCAGGGTCAGCTAGTTCAGCATTGTTTGCAGCCACAATCTTTTCAGCATTGGCGATACCTGCTGTGTTTTCTTCAATGGCCGCATAACTTTTATCAATGTTCAATAATGCTTTGTTTTGTGTGCCGGGATACAACTTGGCAGCATCTGTAGCCAGTTCCTTGTCTTGTGCCTGTACTTGTGCGGCAGTAGGTGTTCCTGTGCCATTGTAGAATGCATCTGCTTGATCAGCATTGAGAGTGGTACTACTGTTACTAATACCTCTTGTCTGTAGTGTAGCCTGAACTCCGTATCCCTCTGTAGTGGTTGGATCAACAGGTGCTTGTACTCCAAAGCCTTCCAAGGTTGTTGGATCAACAGGTGCTTGTACTCCAAAGCCTTCTGTTGTGGTTGCGTCAACTGGTGTAAGAGATGTAGAAGGAGTCGTAGGTGCTACCAAGGCCGCTGTGCCTGATCCTGTGGTTGCGGCAGTTGTTGTAGCAGTAGGTGTGCCACCAAATAGGCCGCCTACGGTGGCAGAAAAATTAGTAAACAACGAACTTAGCCCTGACCCGCCGCCGGTGCCACCACCTAGTACACCACTGAACAAACTCTTGATGGTACCTAATGCATTGTCTATGCTGGGCAAGTTTGTGGTAAGGTTACCAAAGCCAAAACCCGAGGTAGCATTCAGTGTAGAACCCGGCAGTTGTGGTATGCCTAGTCTAGCACGAATGTAAGGATCTGTAGGATCAGCACCGCCAAGGTCTTGCAATTGTTTTGGTGTTAGTCCAGCAAGAGGATCGTTAACTGGACTGGAGTATTTTGTAGGTGGTACTCCTGCAATGGGTGTTCCGTTTGAATCAACCGGGTCGCCTTGTGCATTAACAAAGCCGCCATTGCCATCAGGTGTACCTAGGTTAAACCCTTCACCGCCGGTGCCTGGATCAACTGCGGCCTTTGACGTTGCGGGCCCAACGCCAGCATAGTATGTCTGACCTGTTTCATTGTTGATTTTAAAACCAGGTTGTAAATTGCCGTTGTCATCATATGCTGGAAATTGGCTGGGATCACTTGCTGGTTTTACTGCGGTATCTTTTGTACCTGAGCCTACCCCGGCATAATATGTTTGACCAGTCTCTTCGTTGATTTTAAAACCAGGTTGTAAATTTCCAGTATCGTCGTATGCAGGAAACTGACTGGGGTCACTTGCTGGTTTTACTGCTGAGTCTTTTGCGGCAGTTTGATACACAACTTTTTTAGTATTAGTAGTGGTATTAGGTACTGTGTTGGTCGTAGGAGGGTTAGGTGGATTTGATACCACTGTCGTTGTGCCACCGTTGCTACCAGAACCGGTGTTGTCTTCGCCTGCATAGTTGCCGTTAGCGTCGTAAATTGCTGCCATTTGTGTATTCCTATCACTTATTTACCCATTTCTAAAACGGCGTATTTTACAAAGAGGTTGACAAATGTTGTAAAAGTGCTACAATAAATACATATAGGAGATCCAGTCACTCATGACTTTACTACCCAAAACGGCACCACGTGTCAACTATCTCAACAACAGAGATATCTTAAAAGAAATTCACCTTAGCAAAAACAACTACTGCTGGTTCCAAGACAGAGCAACGGATCACCAGTTTGATATTATTTTGCCGTCAATAGACAAGATCAATCAGCGCACTGTTGCAGAAGCCCGACGCAACCGAGCAGATCGGCTCAAGCGAGAAGGTACCATTGTAGACCCTAAAAAAATACCCAATACAGACATTGTGTTCCGTATCACGTGTTGGGATCACATACCCATGGCGCCCAAAAAAATAACCAAGGCCGAAGCCAAACGTCGTAAACTGGAAGACATTTTGGACCTGGACGATGCCACAGAAGAGGATCCCTTGGCAGATATTGTGGATGCACCCGTACTGGACTTGAACCATGTGCGTGTGAACTTTCCTCCGTTTGAACACTATCGCATAGACGAAGAAAAGAAGCCGTTTATTGTGGGGCGATCGCACTGGAAAGGTGACCTGGCCACTGGAGAGTTCTCCAAAGATCACGGTAACATGACCAAAAAACTGGCCATGATGTTTATGAAATTATGCGAAAGATATGCTACAAGGAGTAACTGGCGTGGATACACCTACAACGAAGAAATGCGGGGACAAGCCCTGTTACAACTCAGTCAAATCGGACTCCAGTTCGATGAATCAAAATCGCAGAACCCTTTTGCGTATTATACTGCCGCTATCACTAATAGTTTCACTCGTATCCTAAACATTGAGAAAAAGAATCAAAACATCCGTGATGACATTTTGGAAATGAACGGACTCAATCCGTCATGGACTCGCCAGAACTCAGGCAAACACAGCATGGCTGCCATGTCCGGACCGGTTGTGTCTAGCCTTGATGAGTAGTATAATAGCGGGATGACTAACCTATTTCGTAAAGCCGCGGTGTTCACAGACATCCACTTTGGCCTGAAAAGCAACAGCACTCAACACAATGAGGACTGCCTAAATTTTGTAAAGTGGGCAACCGCTAAAGCAAAGGCCGAAGGCTGTGAGACCTGTTTGTTCCTGGGCGATTGGCACAACAACCGTGCCAGCCTTAACATTGTTACCTTAAACTACAGCCTACGTGCATTGGAGCACATGAATGACAACTTTGACAGCGTGTACTTTATTCCTGGTAATCATGATCTTTACTATCGAGATAAGAGAGATATTCAAAGCGTTGAATGGGCAAAACATTTACCTAACGTCCATATTTGCAACGATTGGTTTAGCAGTGGCGACGTGGTTATCGCTCCTTGGTTGTGTGGTGATGACCACAAGCGTATTCCCAAACTAAAAGGCCGGTACATGTTTGGACACTTTGAACTGCCCGGATACCTGATGAATGCCATGGTAGAGATGCCAGACCACGGCGAAGTACGCAGAGAAGATTTCACGAACTTTGAACACGTTTTCACCGGACACTTTCACAAACGTCAGACCAAGAAAAATATCACCTACATTGGCAATTGCTTTCCACACAACTATGCTGATGCTGGCGACGACGATCGCGGCTTGACCATCATTGAGTGGGGGCAGGATCCTGTGTATCATGCTTGGCCCGATCAACCACGTTATCGTGTGTTGGGTCTGGCCAACATCATTGACAACGCACCTAGTTTGCTTGCTACAGGTATGCATGTGCGGGTACAGTTAGACATCGAAATTAGTTACGAAGAGGCCAATTATATTAAAGAAACTTATATCAAAGAATACAGCCTTAGAGAAATGGCCTTGATACCCAACAAAAATAGTTCAGTAGATACCGACATGGCCCCCGGTGAAGTCAAGTTTGAGTCAGTTGACCAAATTGTCACAGACCAAATTACTAATATTGAAAGTGAATTCTACGACAACAAATTGCTGTTGAAGATTTATCAAACTTTATGACGTCGGAAACATTTTGTGTTAATCCTTGGCTTACTTTACACACAAAATTTACACATGGCTACAGTCCATGCTGTAGATTTCGAGGTGTAGTGGCCAGCCATGACATACAACAATATGTTCACAGCGATCAACTGATCAAGATCAAACAAGACTTACTTGCAGGTCATGCTGTGCCAGAATGTTCAGATTGTTGGAATCATGAAGCCCGGGGCTATGTTAGCAAACGTCAGCGAGACAATCAGACCTACAAACAAATTTTTCAAGCCTTGTACAAAGATCCGCATACACCCGTGGATCGATTTGTTGAATACTATGTGCGACTGGGCAATCATTGTAATCTGCGATGTACCAGTTGTGATGACACCCTAAGCTCGGGCTGGATCAGCGAAAACAAAAAATTCAATATATCAACCAAATCAGTTGAAATACTAGATGACGATCACGAAGTGTGGAATCATATGAGATCACATGCTGCCACCATTGGTACAATTGAGTTTGTCGGCGGCGAACCATTTATGATGTGTCAAGATGCACAACGAGACCTATTTAATTTTTTGGTTGACACTGGACATGCATCGCACATCCGAATCAAATATAATACCAATGGCACACGACTGCCTACCGAGCAGTTGGAATACTGGAGCAGATTCAAAGCAGTAGAAATCAATGTGAGTGCAGACGGTGTAGGCAAACGATTTGAATATTTGCGGTATCCTGCTGAGTGGTCTGCTGTTGAGCAAAATATTGAATTTTATAAAAATCTTCAAAAGACTTCGATTCCACAATTGGAGCTTACCATAATGCATACTATCAGTATCCTAAATATTGGATATGTGCAAGAAATGTTGGATTACTGCAATCAACACAATCTCAAAATTTTCATAAACATGCTGGAGTATCCTGAAGTTTTAAATATGTTTGCTGTGACCGATGATATCAAGCAGTGGATCCTGAGTAGAATCAAATCTGTTGATCACCCAGTGATTGCAAGCATGAGCAAAAACTTGCAGTTGGGGTCTGTGACAGGATCCGACATCATGAATTTCTTGTTGCCGTTGGATCAGCGTAGAAATCTAAGTGCAGAAAAAACTTTTCCTGAATTGATTGAATGCTTAAAGTCAGTGACATAACAACCATTGATATTGAAACTATTAACAATTGCAATGCTCGGTGTCCATTGTGCTTGCGTGGTTCTGGCATGCGTACCAATGACTCTTTGAACTGGGATCAAGTGGTGGCAAACACGTCATTGAATTTTTGGCACAACCTCAAAGTCATAAACTTCAACGGTACCACTGGCGACAATATCATGCATGCCAACATTGAGCGCATTGTGCAATGGTGTGCCGAAAACACCACGGCCGACATAAACATTCACACCAATGGATCTTTACGCAGTACGGATTGGTGGCAACAGTTTGGTTCCATGCTAGAGTCTTGCCCACACAAAGTCGTATTTGGCATTGATGGACTAGAAGACACCCATTCCATCTATCGCATGGGCACTGACTACGCCAAAGTTATAGCAAATGCACAGGCGTTTATGGCAGGCGGTGGCAGAGCCGAGTGGCAATTTATTGTGTTTGAGCACAATGCACATCAGATCGACGCGGCCAGACAACTGGCTGATCAACTAGGATTTGCTAGATTCTTTGTGTTGTATCAAGATCGTTTTGATGAATCGGCAGACATTCCTGTCAAACGGTACAACAAAGGTCTAGAAAAAATCAACGCCGAAATTGTTTCTAATCCTTCGTCCAACAGTATCACTCGACGCATTGCCGATTCCGATCGCAAGATCACTTGTAGAAGTCAACAGATTGGCTGGTTGTCAATCTATGCAGACGGTACTGTGTGGCCCTGTTGTTGGCTCATGGGCTGGCACCGTGCTCAGCATCAGGCACAGGCCGCCTTGGTAAATTATCACTTTAAGAAGATATTGAATATAGACTTTGATCAAATTTCCCTGTACAATTGCACACTAGAGAGTATTGTAAACAGCGATCTTTGGCAAAAAAGATATCCAAATAGTTTTGAACACAACCCAAATGCTATTTGTTTACAGCAATGCTCAGGTAAAAAATGATACACATTAAAAACTTAACTGTTAAAAACTTTATGAGTGTAGGCGCGGCTACCCAAGGCATTGACTTTGACCGCAACGACCTTACACTGGTGTTAGGTGAAAACTTAGACTTAGGTGGAGACGGATCACGTAACGGTACAGGCAAGACCACAATCATCAATGCACTGAGTTATGCATTGTATGGACAAGCACTTTCAAACATACGCAAAGATAACCTAGTAAACAAAACCAACGGAAAGAATATGCTGGTTAGTTTAGACTTTACAGTCAACGGACAAGAATACAGAATCGAACGTGGTCGCAAGCCTAATGTGCTCAAGTTCTATGTTAACAACGAGCACAAGGCCGCCGAAGATGAAGCACAAGGCGATTCAAGAGAAACACAGGATGCTATCGAGCATGTGATGAATATGAGCCACGACATGTTCAAACATGTGTTGGCATTAAACACTTACACCGAGCCGTTCCTGAGCTTGAAGGCCAACGATCAACGCACTATCATTGAACAATTGTTGGGCATTACATTATTGAGTGAACGTGCTGACGCGATCAAAGAACTCAATCGTCTGACCAAAGATGCTATTCAAGCGGAAGAATTTCGTATACGTGCTGTACAAGAAGCCAACAAACGTATTGAAGAACAGATTGAAAGTCTGCGTAAACGTCAACGTCTTTGGATTGCCAAACGTGACGAAGATGTGGGCAAACTAGAACAAGCCATTGGTGACTTGGAGCACATTGACATTGATGCTGAAGTACAAGCACACAGGAACCTAGAAGAATTCCATGTCAAGAAAAAAGCCTTAGACGAAGCCAATCGGTATATTCGTCAAATTGACACAGATGATACCAAACTAACAAAACTGTTGAGCAAACTCAAGACAGAAATTGAAGCACTGGATGCTCACAAGTGTCACAGTTGCGGGCAGGACTTGCATGATGACAAACAGGATGAGTTAAAACAGGCCAAACAGGCTCTAGTGCAAGAAACAGCACTACAACTCTTGGCCAACAATACTCAACGTACAGAACACGAAGATACCATCGCCACAATTGGCTTGTTGGGTACAGCACCCTCTGTGTTTTATGATTCATTAGAACAAGCACTTAACCACCGTAACACAGTAGAAACCTTACGAAAAGATCTAGCCACACGATCTGCGGATGCGGATCCTTACGGAGAGCAAATAATAGACATGCAAGGACAGGCGTTACAGGTTGTAACATATGATGCTCTAAACGAACTCACCAGAGTACAGGATCATCAAGACTTCTTGCTCAAACTACTCACAAGCAAAGATAGTTTTGTACGTAAAAAGATTATTGATCAAAACTTGAGTTATTTGAATGCAAGACTCACACACTACTTGGATAGAATTGGATTGCCACATACTGTGAAGTTCCAAAACGACTTAACAGTTAGCATTGAAGAATTGGGTCGTGAACTAGACTTTGATAACTTATCGCGTGGTGAACGCAACCGATTGATTCTATCAATGAGCTGGGCATTCCGTGATGTGTGGGAAAGTTTATACTCACCTATCAACTTGTTGTTTATTGACGAGTTGATTGACAACGGTCTAGACACGCAAGGCGTAGAGAATGCATTAGCATTGCTCAAGAAGATGAGTAGAGAACGCCACAAGAGTATTTGGCTAGTAAGTCATAGAGACGAACTAGCAGGACGAGTAGAAAATATTCTCAAGGTAATCAAAGAGAACGGGTTTACAAGTTACAACACGGATGTTGATCTTGCGTGATATAAAAGTAATACACTTAGAACCCACAGACGTGTGTCAGGCTGCCTGTGCGTTGTGTGCGAGAGAAGTTGATCCGAGCTTTAGAAAAGATCGTCAGCATCATCTATCATTAGGACAAATACTAAAAGTGTTTGATGAAGAAAAAATCAAACAACTGGATAAAATGTTCATGTGCGGCAACTATGGAGATCCAGCTGCCGGTAAAAACACACTAGATATTTTTCAAGAATTTAGACGTATTAATCCCAATATTGTATTAGGCATGAATACCAACGGTGCTATACAAACTACATTCTGGTGGTACGAATTAGCAAAAATACTAAATCAACCACAAGACTATGTGGTGTTCTCGATTGATGGACTGGAGTACACCAACGCCACTTATCGTCGAAATGTAAACTGGGCCAAGCTCATGGCAAATGCTCGTGCATTTATCGATGCTGGCGGTTCAGCACACTGGGATATGCTGGTATATCGACATAATCAACACGAAGTTGATGCGTGTGAACAGCATGCTAGAGATTTGGGATTCTCTTGGTTTAGAGCCAAAGTTTCAAAACGTGGATTTACTGAATCGTTGCAATTTCCTATTGGATGGCAACCAATAGCTGTTGACTCTAGTGTTATAAATTGTCATGCATTGAGAGAACAAAGTGTTTATATAGATGCACAAGGTCATCTTGGACCTTGTTGTTGGCTAGGAGCACGACAACAAAATTTTGTTACAGATGCTGATGCTATACCTACTCAGGATCCAGTATGCGCTATCACTTGCGGATCGACTGCCGCAGGCACAGCGTTTGATCAGCAGTGGCAAAGAGAAGTAGCATTATGTTAGCCAACTGGCATTTCCATATTGAAGTATCCAGTAAGTGTACCTTGCGGTGCCCTCGTTGTGCTAGACAAGAAGTTCCCAACGGCCTTGTGAATACCGAACTAGATTTAGAATTTTTTAAACGTAACTTTACTCCAGAATTTGTTTTGGCAAATGTAGAAAAAATTACGTTCTGTGGTGACGACGGTGATCCTATTTATGCACACGACTTGATCCCAATAATTAGCTATCTTAAAAGTATAAAATCTATTGAGATTGTTATTGTCACAAACGGCAGTCACAAAAAACCCGAGTGGTGGATAGACTTAGGTTTTGTATTAGATGCTAAAGATACTGTACACTTTAGTATAGATGGGTGGGACAATGCCAGCAATAATCAGTATCGAGTGAATAGTGACTTTGACAGCATAGTACAAGGTATATCTGCATTACGCAAAGCCAGTACTTGCCAACTAGTATGGGCCGCAATTGCATTTCAATTCAATGAAGATCAAATTGATTACATGCGAGATTTTGCTGTGTCAATTGGCATGGATCGATTTCAACTGACTAAGAGTACAAAGTTTGGCAGTATCTATTCTAGTTATGGAGTAAACGATCCACTAGAACCCAGTGTAAAATTTGTCAGCAGTAGTCATAGATTTGAGCGAGACGTTGTTGAGCTAACCGATCGGTTGACAACTCCTGTACACAGTAAAAATATCGAATTATACAATCAAACAAAAAGTCGTAACGGTGTTACTCCGTTATGCGAAATAGGCAACAAAGGTTTGTACATTGATGCTCGCGGCAGGTTATTTCCTTGCTGTTGGGTGGCCAATAGATACAATCACAATTCACAATGGCAACAACTGGCAGAAAACTTCGATTTACATACAAAAACTTTAACAAACGTACTGGCAGATCCTTTTTGGAACAACGAATTTCAAGCGTTTAAATGGCAGGAATGCCAGACAAAATGCTCAAGTTCACAGGTAGACAGAAATTACGCAACTTCTTGGTGAAAGAGATAACTATAACGCAAGGATAAATCGCATACAACACATGACATGGCTATATCAAGATACCCCAATTGAGACGTTGCCAGAAGAATGTGTTGGATTTGTTTACTTGATCACAAACAATCTCACTGGACGCAAGTACATAGGCAAAAAATTAGCAAAATTTAGCAAAACCACATACAAGACTGTAAAACAAAAAAACGGCATTAAAAAGCGGAAGAAGATACGCTCCAAGATCGATAGTGATTGGAGAGAGTACTATGGGTCAAGCCCAGAATTAACCGCAGATGTAATCAAACTAGGCACCAAAAACTTCACCAGAGAAATACTTTACTATTGCAACTCCAAGTCAGAATGTTCATACATTGAGGCTAGAGAACAATTCAGTAGGCGAGTATTAGAGTCACGAGATTATTACAACGGCCATATTCAAGTTAGAGTACATGGCTCACACATCATAAACAAAATTTAACAGGCAGCGATCACGACAACGTGCTGAGTGTATTGGCTCAGCCCCATTGAGGATATGTGAGATACCATATTTAGACTTGGGCGTCAAAGGCAATTGCTAACTTAAGGCAACAAATGGTTTGGGCTCTGTGAAACAGATACACCCCTTGCTCGTAGAACTTGGATCTAATATCGGGTTACTAGGGTTCCGTTGATATGTGAAGCTTGAGTAGGGGGTACCGGTCAACCGCCTCCGTTGTGCTTTTAAAAAAAGATAATTTCGCAAGAAGTTGTACTTTTAAAAAGTATAAATCTCATTACTATTAGATGACTGTGCTACTCAGATGATGCTCTCTCATTTTCACCGTGCGTACGGTGAATTATGACCAATTAATCTAGATGATACTTAATTCAAGTAACTTAAAAAAACAATCAGTTGTTGAGCGATAGCGAAAACAACAGACTTACGTAGTAAGTCTTTTAAACATTCTAACTAAATATAGGTGTAGTTCGCGGAATTGGCGTTCCCAACTACTCTAACATTAAATAGGAATGTCAGCATGAATATTTACAATAAAAAGAATCCTCCTGGTGGCTTTTACGTATATGCCTATCTACGAGATGATGGAACTCCCTATTACATTGGCAAAGGTAAGGGAGTACGAGCATGGAAACAACATTCTATCAAGGGTAAAGGTGCTCATACTCCTAAAGATAATTCTCGTATTTTTGTTTGTGAAACGAATCTCACCGAAGTTGGTGCTTTTGCTCTTGAACGTAGATATATTCGTTGGTATGGACGAAAAGATTTAGTAACAGGTATTTTGGTTAATCTGACAGACGGAGGAGAAGGTACTAATAATACTCAAAGAAATATTACTGAAGAAACAAAACGTAAAATTGGGCAAGCCAACAAAGGGCGTATCCAGTCTGCTGAAACAAAACTAAAACGTAGTCAATCGTTAGCAGGACGTAAACCTTCAGAGGAATCAAATGCAAAACGTCGAGCAAAAGCAATTGGTAGAGTGTTAGGCCCTCACGATGCAGAAAGACGTGCTAAAAATAGCGAGGCAGTTCGTCAGTGGTGGGCTAACCGTAAATTAGAATTGGTCAGGCCAGTCACGCCAGAGTGCGTGTTGAATGTTGCCTGAAACAAATTGATTAAAACTTTTGTGTTTGACTTCAAGATCACCTTCAAGTGGTGCAACTCGCTTGAATGCTGAATCCATTTGAGCCATGTCTCGAAACTCCATAATAATGAGCCATTCAGGCATGTCGGCTATGCTACGGAATCCCATCTTGCAACGTGTGATTCTGTAGGATTCCATTTTGCCTTCTGAAATCAAGTGATCAAAGAAACTTTTCATACCGTTGACCCAGTCCAAGTCTGAGATGTCGCCTTCTTTGTCTGCCCAAATTGTATATAAATCCATAGTTACTCCAGTGGTCCTAGTATTTCAAATCCTTCTATTTCAGATTTGTACAGATGTGCTTGCTCAAGGTACAAGTATTTAAATCCTCGTTCCCTGTAGATAGCACATTCTGTCTTCATTGTTTCTATTCCCAAACGTAGCCTGGGATTGTTGTAGTTCCATGCAAACTGATCACACAGCGCATTATGATTGTCGTAGCGTCGGATCAAACTGAACGCTACTAGTTTATCATGGTCATAGTAACCAATTACATCAGTCATTGGATCAGTGTAACGACTATCAAATATAGGCATCACACTGGCAAAGTGTTTGTAGATACAATAGTCTCTGTAGATTTTATTCAAAGCAGGGATATCTGGATCACGCAAGTATGCCCACTTGACTGTTGATTTGTAATTGGTTTTTTCTAAATCAATTCTAGCAAACTGATAACTCATCTTGGATCCTGTCTGTGGCTGAACAGGCCTTGTAAATATTCTTCTGGCCAGTTGTGATAAAATCCTTTGACAGCCATTTGTTTTGCTTTGGTATTGAGATCACCTAAAGCCTGTATCAGTGCAAGTGCATACGTGCCTTGATTCATACAAACACCGTTGACAATTTCTGGGTCAGCAGGGTGATCTTCCATGGCAATCAAGTCTCTGGGTATGAGAGTTTCCTGATTAGCAAGTTCAATGCTGTTGGCAAACAGTTCACGTGGCCATTCAGTAGGATCGTAAGCATAGATAACAACTTCATACTTCTCCATGCCATACCTAGCACGATTTTTAAGATCGTACAAGGGATCGGCACCCAGGAACACGCCATAAGTGCGTTTGAGTCTGGCCTGTCGTGCAAACGGACAAGGGGGCCAACCTCCTAGACTAGGATGTGGAACTTCCACAAAGTTCTCAATCCATGATTCAATATCTTGTTTGACTTGTTCTAGTTCCATTAGAAGAAAGGTAATTTTGATTTTTGTGTGGTTTCAAGGTTGCTCTTGATTAGTTCTGCAACCATACTGCGTTCACTAAAACTCATGTTAAGTACATCTTCGTATGTGCCGCCGCCACGTAGATGCCAACTCATTTTTAAGCATTGAGCCTTCAAGTCGTTAGCCTCCTTTTCCATACGATCAACAGTAGCGGAAATTTCCTCAGCTGCCTGGGTTAGGAGGCTTGATCGAAAAAACTTGTTTGGTCCAGTGTTACTGTTTGTTTGTATTCGTGTTTACATGCCGCACACGTGATCTGCACGGGTTTGAATTCGCTAGTGTTGCGTTTTTCAATAATCATGTCGCGAATTTTAACAAATAATTTTCTATCACTATTGCGTAAGAATTCTTCAATGTGCTCAGGTTCTGTTACCAACACCTGTGGCGTTCTGATGCTGGCAACGTTCCATTTTAATGCACTCACTGTTAGTTCTGTAATTTTTTGCAAAGCCTGATTTAGCATTTCGAGTTTTTGTTCATCGGGTAAATCACTGCCGGGCACCGATTGCAACACACGCTGTTCTTCAAACTGTTTTAGGTTCACATCGTTTTGATCACGATAGTTCATGGGCTGAAAAGAGATCTCCAAATCACCTTCTCGGAGCGGAGTCACATAGTCTGGCATTTGCAAACCGTCTAGTACTATTCGTAAATCAATAGTATACTCGTCTTGATTTTTGCATTCTGGGCACTGGCTGTTGATCTCCATATCGTGCCCGTAGCTGGCAATTCTAATTGCTACCAAAATAGAATTAAGATCAGTACCAGGTGCTGACCAGGCGTCCTTGATGTCAGGAATACAACTTTGAATCACGTTGACTACTGCTGATCCGTTAAACAGCGCATCAGGGGTGCGATATGTAATTTCATCAATTGCAGTCATGGGTAATACTGGCAATTCTTGATTTGGGGGCATCGTGATAGAGCCTTTGGGCCAGAAGTTACCATTAGAGGGCAAGCGCAGGTAAACTGACGGTTGTCTAAAATATTGTTTTAACGGATTCGCAATTTGGGACATAAATCACCTATAAATATAGTTCTACTTATGGGTAATAAACATGGCTGAAGCAAATATTGAATTAGAACACATGGCTCGATTGTTGGAACAAGCCAACGGCGAAGTACAACGTTACGGTAAAGTAACCAAAGAAACTCAAGAAGCCATGACTGATGCCCAAATGAAGGCCAAGTTTGGTGTTGAGAACTTTACAAAAAGTACCAACACAGCAGGACAAGCGTTGGCTGCCTTGGCAGGTGCGGGCATCGAAAGTACCAAGGCCATGTACGAAGGCAAAAAAGGTGCTGCCGCTTTTAATTCCAGTTTAGATGAAATGTCTAAAGCAGCCGCACTGGCAGGCACAGCACTCACACTGTTGATTCCTGGCGGCATTGTGATGAAGGCCGTGATCGGCGGCCTGACCATGGCAGCCACAGCGGCCATTGCTTATACCAAAGCCGCCAACGACATGGCAGACAAACTGTATCAAGGCTACAGCAAACTGCAAGAATCAGGTGCGGCAGCCAGCGATGGCATGACTGGTGTGTTTGAAGATGCTAAGAAACTGGGCTTGAGCATGAACCAGTTGGACAGTATGGTTGGACTGGTGGCAGCCAACAGTCAAGAACTTGCCTTGATGTCTGGATCTGTTGCACAAGGCCGCAAAGAATTTGCTAAAGTAGGCGAAGCACTAGAATCATCTAGAGAAGGCTTCTTCAAGATGGGTATTAGTCAGGAAGCGCAAAACGAAAGTATGATGCGTTATGTTAAAAACATGACTCTGTCGGGTCGTGCTCAAACCATGACAACCAAAGAGTTAGCAGATGGTGCTAGATCTTACATTATGGAACAAGATCGATTGACCAAACTTACAGGTTTAAATGCTCAGGCACAACAGCAATTATTGGATCGTGCTAAAGATAGTGAACAATTTAATTCCAAGATCCGTGCCTTAGAAATGGAGAACACAGTTGAATCTCGAAAGGCTGCTGATGGATTGAGAGAAGGTTTAAAAATAGCTGCCATGGGCGGCGAGAAAACCGCCGCCGGCTTTATGGCCTTAGCCACTAATAATTTGAGGAGTGCAGACGCCCAGGCATTATTCACCACATCATATGGTAAAGCCATGCAAGCACCATTGGACATAATTGCAGGCATGGATCCTGCCAAAGCACTACAACCCATGTTTGACGGTATTGCTGAGTTTGAAAGAACACAAGGTAATCAAATCAGTCAACTGGATGCCAGTAACGGTCGTTTTCTTGCATCAAAAGAACAGGAGAGGGCATCTATAATTTCTAGTATGGGTATAGAAAAAGGCATGGCAAAAATCAAGGCCGATCAACTATTGCAACAGAAAGGTCTTGGTGACGAAGTCGCCAATGAATATGGCAGTATGATCAAAGAACAGCAAGATGCCAATAAGAAACTAGAACAATCAGTATTTAAAGGTGTATTGGGTTCTGTTACCAGCATGAGAAAATTAACCGGCGCTACTGATACTCTGGCAGATGGATTTAGTTTGCTTACTGACGGCATTAACAAACTGTTGAGCATAGTTGGTCTGGGCCCAGAAGAAGACAAAGTGGCTGAGAAAGACAAAGAAATCAAAGACGTCAGGAAAGAACTAGCAACGGCTTATGCCAATCAAGCAATCGCAAAAACACCTGGAGAAAAAGCCACAGCAGATCGAGAAGTTGCATACTATACTGAAAAACAAAAATTACTTGAAGCCGAGAAGAAAAATCTATTAGAAGATGAGAAGAACGCTGCCTACGAGAAAGAAGTAATAAAACGTGCTGAAGATGATGCCAAACTGAAAAAAGCAGAGCGCGATCGTCAAATGAAGACTGCTACAGTTGCGCAAAAAATGGGTATTGGCCTAGACAAACCAATGAAAGAGGCTAAAGAGGCATACGAAGCCGCGGACATGAAGGCCGCTCAACTGGGCATAGTGGGTAGTCCGACTCGAAGTGCGGCGGTGCAAGAACTCAAAGGATCAGGATGGAAACCAACTGAAAAGAAAAGAGCAGGTGCTTCCCAAAGCGGTACGTCAAGAGAGAGTCTTGAAGAGCAAGGACTCAAACTGAAAAAAGGTGATGTGCAGGCTGAAGGTGCTGACCTTAGCCCTAACATAATTGAACTGGCCAAAAACATACAAGAAAATATCAAAGGGTTTGGGCATTTTAGTGCATTCAATGATAATTTTCATAATGAGAAAGCATCTTCAAGCAAGCACGTAAAAGGACTTGCTGCCGACTTCACACTAGATAAAAAGCCCAGTCCTGAACAAGGAAAAGAACTTGTTACTTGGTTAAACAAGCAAGGTGCTAGCCTTGCAATCGATGAATACAACAATGCCACTAAAGGTGCCACAGGTGGTCACATTCACGTGGAAATTCCTACCTTTGCTGAAGGTGGCGACCTGGCTGCAGGCAAACTGGGCATTGCCGGTGAAGCAGGCCCGGAATTTGTCGAAGGCCCGGCTAGCATTACTCCAATGGGTGACATAATGGGGGTGTTTAACAACATGGCCATGATGATGGGTAAACAAGTGGGTGCAATTGATGAATTGGTCAGAATTGCCAAGAACGGCAACGACATACAAACTAAGATCCTGCGTGTGCAACAGTAAACACGGTAAATAAACTACTATGGCAGATACAAAACAAGGCTCCTGGCGCAAGTACTTCAAGGTTGCAGACAACTCTGGAGCTCAAAGTCCTATTTCAGGATCAAATCAATTTGGTTTACCAAACTACCCCCGCAACGACGGCAGTGGTAGTGCATCACAAGCAGACTTTGTGTTTCGTAACTATGCCAGCAGACTACCGGAAGTTTACTCGGGCCACCCCAATCGTGTGGAACGCTACAACCAGTACGAGAACATGGACATGGACTCAGAAGTCAATGCATGCCTGGACATCATTGCTGAGTTTTCCACACAACTGAGTGAAACCAACGGCACACCGTTTGATGTAAAATACAACGACAAGCCCACTGATCACGAAATTGAAATTATCAAGAAGCAGATGCAACAGTGGGTCAAGCTGAACAAGCTGGATCAACGCATCTTTAAACTGTTCCGCAACACCATCAAATACGGCGATCAAGTGTTTGTGCGTGATCCAGAAACATTTGAAATGTACTGGGTGGACATGAGCAAGGTCATGCGTATCATTGTGAACGAAAGCGAAGGCAAGCGTCCTGAGCAGTATGTGATTCGTGACATCAACCCCAACTTCCAGAACATGACTGTGGCAGCCAAGACCACCACAGACTACATGACAAACCCTGTGACAGGTACTATCAGCGGCAGTTCAAACTACACCATGCCCAATGGCGGTGCCGGAGGCGGTGTGGGCAACAGTCGCTTTATGCAGGCCATGAACGAAGCCACAATTGATGCCAAGCACGTGGTGCATTGCAGTTTGAACGAAGGCCTGGATGTGTTCTGGCCCTTTGGACGCAGTATACTGGAACAGATTTACAAGGTTTACAAGCAGAAAGAACTGTTAGAAGACGCTATTCTTATCTATCGTGTGAGCCGGGCACCTGAGCGCAGAGTGTTCAAAATTGACGTGGGCAACATGCCCAGTCACTTGGCCATGCAGTTTGTAGAACGTGTGAAAAACGAAATGCATCAACGCCGAATCCCTACCATGACCGGTGGCGGTCAAAACATGATGGATTCAAGTTACAATCCACTATCAATTAATGAAGATTACTTCTTTCCCCAAGGCCAAGACGGCCGTGGCTCTAGTGTAGATGTACTGCAAGGCGGTGCAAACCTAGGCGAAATTGACGATTTAAAGTACTTTAACAACAAGATGGCACGTGGTTTACGTGTGCCTAGCAGTTACTTGCCCACTGGACCTGACGACTCAGACCGTGCTTTGAGCGACGGAAAAGTAGGCACAGCACTGATACAAGAGTACAGATTCAACCAGTATTGTGAACGTTTACAGGCGTTAATTGCACAAAAACTGGACGACGAATTCAAGATGTTCTTGAAGTGGCGCGGCTTTAACATCGACTCCGGCTTGTTCAGTATTGGATTTAATGCACCACAGAACTTTGCAAGTTACCGTCAAAGCGAATTGGACAACACACGTATCCAGGCATTTATGCAGTTGGAACCCTTGCCTTACATGTCGAAACGTTTCTTGCTTGAACGCTTCTTGGGTTTGACCGAAGGCGAAGTCAAAGAAAACGAAGATATGTGGCGTGAAGAACGTGAAGATCCACAACTCAAAGTTGCCGGCAGTGATTTACGTGCTGTGGGTATTAACCCAGGTGCTATGCAAACAGACATTGATACTGGTGAAGAAATTGGCCAAATGGAACCAGCAGGGGTAGGCACACCTGAAGTAGGATCAGCTCCAGCAGGTCCTGTAGTACCAGGTGGCGTGGGTGGCGCAGGTGCCCCTGCTGTATAAATACTGGTATGATACTAAACGAATTTTGGCACAAAGACCCCGAAGCCTATCAGGATCTAGATCAAGACAACAGCCAAACACAACTGGGCGATTTGCGTAAAACGCATCTAACCTTGCGTCAGTTAAACAAACTGCGCAAGATGAACGATGTGCGTACAGTTGAATACAAAGAGAAACTCAAATTGGTGCGTCAGCAGTATGCACCTGCTCCAGAAGCACCGGCGATGTAATTTATCGCCATTTCGACCCCATAAACCGCTAGTTTTTCTCCTAGGGTGTAAATAACATTACACTTTAACCTATAGGAGTTTCCTTATGAACAGATTTGAACAATTGATCGAATACGTGATCAATGATGAAGAAGCAAAAGCTCGCGAACTTTTCCATGACATCGTTGTGGCCAAGAGTCGTGAAATTTACGAGAACTTGATGCAAGAAGAAGCCGAAGAGGACCTTGACGAGGCCGCTGAGGAAGAACTTGATGAAGATTCAGAAGAAGAAGACCTAGACGAAGGCGCCATGGGCGGCGACGCTAGTGACGACTTGATCGACAATATCGAAGCTGATGAAGAGCAAGATATGAGTATGGAAGGCGAAGAAGACGAGTTTGGCGGAGATCACGACGAGCCAGATGCTGATAACATGGGCGGCCCAAGCGATATGGATGCTGACAACGAGCCAGCTACTAAAGACGACATTCTTAACTTGGAAGACAAATTGGACCAGTTAATGGCTGAATTTGAAGACCTAATGGGCGGTGACGACATGGGCGGTGACGGCGACGGTTTCGGACCAGACGAAGGCGGCGACGCTATTGAAATGGACGACACAGACGAAATGGAAGGCATGATGGAAGCAATTTCATTGAAAGCCGCTCCAAAGCCAGTGACTTCTGAAGAAGGCGGCGTTAACAAGAAGTCCACAGTATCTGCTAACTCAGGTGCTAAAGGACCAATTGGTAGCACAGTCAAGCCAGTACACGCTGGTGGCGAAGGTGGCGGCAAGCATGATGCAGCCGGTGCTTACAGCAACCAAACTAAAGACTTGATCGGCGATTTCCAAAACAAAGCCGGTGGAAGTATGAAAGGCCAAAAGCCTGCTACTAAGCCACACTTGGCACAAGCAACAGGTGTTAACACAAAGAGCCCAGTAGCTCGCGGTTAATACATGAAAACACTAAGAGAACAACTTACCTTTAATCAGGCCAACATCCAGGTTCTAGAAGAATCTGGACCCGATGGCCATGGTAAGCACCTCTATTTGAAAGGCATTTGTATTGAAGGCAACAAGCGCAATGCAAATGACCGCGTCTACCCATTACATGAAATCAGCAAGGCAGTTAACACAATTAATGAGCAAATCAAAAGCGGTAACTCAGTGTTAGGTGAAGTGGATCATCCGGATGATTTGAAAATTAATCTAGATCGTGTGTGTCACTCAGTTGAAGGTATGTGGATGGATGGCGATACTGGATGTGGAAAGTTAAAGATTCTACCAACCCCAATGGGTGAGTTAATCAAGACACTGTTAACATCAGGTATAAAACTCGGAGTTTCGAGTCGTGGCAGCGGCAACGTTGACGACAGAACTGGACATGTAAGTGACTTCGAAATAGTCACTATAGATGTGGTTGCTCAACCCAGCGCACCCAATGCATACCCTAAAGCAATATATGAAAGTCTCATGAATATGAAGTACGGTCATAGACTGTTAGAGGTAGCCAAGGAAGCGGGCGAAGACAACAAAGTGCAGAAGTATCTCAAGAATGAAGTTGTAAAACTCATCAGAGAACTCAAGATCTAAGGAGAATCTACTAATGTTAGATGCAATCAAACCATTG